TCCAATCGATAATCAACCTAGTAAAGGGGTAGGTATTGCAATCCCTTTTAATGGACCTGCAGTATTTAGAACTACTTATACTACTAAAGATGCTATAAGATATAATCTAATAAATTTACTTCTAACAGGGCCACAGGAAAGACCATTGAATCCAGGATTTGGAGCAGGATTGCAGACATTTATATTCGAACAACTAAGCCAAGGTAATATAGAAGAAATACAAGAATATATAGAAGTATCTATTGCAGAATTCTTCCCTAACATACAAGCTACAGTTGAGTTGCGAGCAGATGAAGATAGAAATACACTCTTTACTGTAATAGATTATACTATAACAAACACAGGAGTTACCGACACAATACAATTAAACCTAAACAATGCCTAATACTAAAGACATCAAATACTTTAATAGAGATTTTGTAGGATTAAAAGACCTACTGGTAGATTTTACTAAAACCTACTACCCTAATACCTACAACGATTTCTCTCCCTCATCCCCTGGAATGATGGTCTTAGAGATGTCTGCCTATGTTGGAGATGTATTATCCTTCTACCTAGATAACCAAATACAAGAGACATTCGTACAGTATGCAAGACAGACTGAAAGTATCTTCAACCTCGCCTATATGCTAGGGTATAGACCTAAAGTAACGAAAACCTCTACAGTAGACGTAGACATATATCAACAACTCCCCGCCAAACTATCCGGAGGAACCTACATCCCAGACTATGATTACGCATTATTTATTCAAGAGAATACAACAGTACAGTCTAACCCCGGAAGTGTAAACTTCCTAATACAAGACATAGTAGACTTTACAGTATCTAGCTCTCTAGATCCTACAGAAGTCACAATCTACCAAACAAGCGGAGGTAACCCACAATATTACTTGCTAAAGAAAACAAGAAAAGCTATATCATCAACTATTGAGACTCAAACAGCAACATTTACAACACCTTCCGCTTTCTCTACAATAGATATCGATGATACTAATATAATTAAAGTTTTAGATATAGTAGATTCCGACGGTAATACTTGGTACGAAGTACCTTATCTAGGTCAAGAACTAATTTATAAATCTACAAAAAACACAAATACAAACGACCCTAATACCTTTACTGACACAGACGCTCAATACTTGCTAAAGCTTGAAAAAGTAGCTAGAAGATTCACTACTAGGTTTAAATCAGATAACTCTCTACAAATACAGTTCGGGTCTGGAACCACCTTAGACGTTGATGAAGATATATTACCAAACGGAGATAATGTAGGCATAGGCTTACCATTCGAACAGATAAAACTTACTACTGCATTTGACCCTTCAAATTTTCTACAGACCGACACTTACGGTATCGCTCCTGGGAATACAACGCTCACAGTACGATACCTTACAGGAGGAGGGGTATCTTCCAACGTTGAAGCAGATACAATAAACACCGTAACTACTACAGGTAACATTGTTTTTCAAAACAGTAATTTAAATAGTGTAACTTCAAACTACATATTCTCAAGCGTTACAGTCAATAACGAATTAGCCGCATCAGGTGGTGGAGATGGCGATACCTTAGAAGAAATAAGACAGAATACATTAGTAGGCTTTCAATCTCAATTAAGAAACGTAACAGTTAAAGATTATGCAATCCGTGCTCTCTCCATGCCTTCAGATTACGGAGCAATTGCAAAAAGTTACGTAGAAGCAACAAAAGGTAATGAAATTACATTACCCGGAGAGATACCTTCTACATTAAATTTATACGTATTAGGATTCGATCAAAATAAACACTTAAGCACAACCTCAGATACAGTAAAGAAAAACTTAAGTACATATCTATCAGAATATAGAATTATAGGAGATACCGTCTCAATAAAAGACGGATTTGTAATTAATATAGGAATTGACTTTGAAGTAATAACACTTCCAAACTTTAATAATAACGAAGTACTAAGTAGATGTATAACAGAACTACAAAACTACTTTGCAATAGGTAACTGGACTTTTAATCAACCTATACTACTCAAGGAATTATTTATAAACCTAGATAAAGTAAAAGGTGTTCAAACAGTTAAGGATATTCATATTACCAATAAAACAGGAGTAGCACAAGGATATTCCGAATATGCTTACGATATTGAAGGAGCAACCCAGGACAATATAATATACCCCTCCTTAGACCCTTCAGTGTTTGAAGTAAAATATCCCGATACAGATATCAGAGGAAGGGTAGTAGCATTATAAGAAGCAACAAAGATTAATAACTCTTTATATTTATACTAAATGGCCATTTACAAAATATTTCCAACAGCAGATACAACACTATACTCAGGGTATGTAAGTGCCAATACAGGATTAGATGAAATCTTAGAAGCTAGTACTAACTTTAAGATTAGCAATCCTCAAGTCGACGGAGCTAATCCTCAAGCATCTAGATTTCTCTTACAATTTAGTCAAACAGAATTAGAGAATATCTTTAGTAGTAAAATATTAAACTCTACATGGAGGGCAGATTTAAAATGTTATACCGCCAACGTAACCGGATTAACATCAACAAGTACAGTAAATGTTAACGCCCTAGCAGAGAGCTGGAATATGGGAACCGGTAGGTACTTAGATCTACCTGAAACACAAAACGGATCATCTTGGAAATATAGAAATTATGAAGGAGGTATTCAATGGACTACATCTTCCTTTGCATCCGGTACAACAGGATCTTACAATCTAACTACTAATTCAACCTCTGCAGGAGGAGGTGTATGGTATACAGGATCAGAAGCATCATTCAGCTTTTCCTACTATTCAGACCCCGATATAAAAATTAATATAACCGACATAGTGACTAATTGGTCATCTTCCGCATTTAATAACTACGGACTAATAGTACGACAATCTGCATCACAGGAGTTTATAGATAACATACACGAACAAACAACTTTAAAATATTTTTCAAGGGATACACATACAATATTCCCTCCAGAGTTAGAACTCAAATGGAATGACTTTTCATACAATACAGGGAGTCTTGAAGTACTAAACACACTCCCTGCAACTCTAACACTTTCTAATAATCCTGGTATATTCTATAGCGGGAGCGTTAACAGATTTAGAGTTAATGCAAGACCCACATACCCTCCAAAGATATACCGAACTGGATCCCTATATACTACCAACTACGCTCTACCTACCGGATCTTATTATAGAATTAAGGATGTTTATACAAATGAAGTTGCTATTCAATACGATTCTACTTATACTAAATTAAGCTGTGACTCCACCGGAAGCTACTTTGACTTATACTTAAACGGACTTCAACCGGAAAGATATTATAAAATTGAAATTAAAACTACCATTGGAGATACAGTACTTATTACAGATACAGAAGAATTTAAGATAAGCAATGAGTGAGAACGTAGATATAAACCTAACAACGTATAACCGCGCCCAATTCAACAAAGCTGTAAATACCGACTTTACTGAATTTGGAGTTACCGGAGAACCTGAAGAGAATGTAGTAGATCAGGTAGATGTAACTACATTTTTTCAAGCTTACGATAATTTATTCTTAGAAATACCTAAGCAAGGAGATATTAATTCTCATCAATACCTAGCCAACAGAAGCGGGGAATATGCAGGTGGGGAGGATATAAATGCCGAAATAGCCTTAACTGCCGAAGTAACCCAATTACGAGAAGAGAATGTAGCACTACAGCAACAATTAATAGAATTAGCTGACACCGTAGCTGCTAACGCAACTTCACCAGAATTATAATGGCAGAACCAACAGTAATATCATTAGGAACAGGAACTATAGAAGGAACAACTTCTCCTACAATATCTACACAGGATGGAGGTAATGTAAACAGTATTATTATAAACTCTACCTTTAACGTTTTAACCGATATACTCCAAGCATACCTCTACGATTCACAAGGTACTTTTATAGATAGAATAACTACCGGATATGAGATTAACGGATTACCTGTAGGAGAAGAGACAAGTACCTTAACTATAGATCCCGGTAAGGATTTACAGTCCAACGGATACACTCAAGGAGATTATCAAGTACTGTATAATTTTATATCTCCTTTAATAGATAACAATCCCAACTTCTTCATATCAGAAGTATCTTTAGATAGGACAGAACTAAGAATAAACAGTTCTACCCTATTAACTCCACAGTTAAGAGGAGTATATCAAACACTCCTAGCAGATTTAAGAGATACTAGTACGTTTGAAGGATTTTATCTTGATTTCGGATCAAATCAATTAGAATTTGCCGTTAATGTCGGATACGACTCTGATACGATATTAATTAAGCTTTATGAACCTTTAGACAACAACTTCGGAGAAAGTTCAAATTTCAACTTCCTAGCTAAAAAAGCAGATTCTCAAGCATACCAGGTAACATTTCCTGAAGAGGAAATTCAATTAGATACTAAAAAATACTTAAGAGGACCTAACCTCAACTTAAATATAAATACTCAAACCAGTAACACCACAGAGTATAAATCTATCAACACCTTAACCTCTGCCTCTACTGACGGAATAACGAACCAACTTCAAAGCGTATTAGCAGAAAATAGAGCAGAGCTTAACACAGACTACACAGACTATAACAACTTTGCATTCTTCAGTTCTGTTGACACCAGATTAACAAACTTTAACTATAAAGTAACCCAGATAGAATCCCATGAAGCTCAAATAGCAACACTAAACGGATTAACCGGAACACCAGTAACAGAATTATCTGCAAGTAAGGCATTTTATGAAGGGGAAATAAAAAGAATTATCAAGAATTTTGACGGGTATGATTATTACCTCTACTATGAAAGTAGCTCCTATGCCTGGCCAAAACAAAATTCAACTAAACCCTACACCCTCTACTCTTATACTTCCTCTGAAGCTACTAACTGGTTAACAGCTCAAGCAGCTTCTGCTTCTGCATACGACAGAGAAAACCTAAATAACCTATACGAAATCTTCCCAAGCTATATCAAGGATGATGAGGATAATTCTCAATTTAAACTATTTTCTGAATTAACCGCTCAAATGTTTGACGAGATTTGGATCTACACTAAAGCCTTAGAGAATAGACAAGATGGAGATAATAGCTTAGGTGGAGGTATATCTATAGACTTAGTTGCAGATGCTTTAAGATCCTACGGGTT